GATTCAAAGGCGATGAACTCTTTGGTATGAACTTATATCCTGCTGGTTGTAGTAAGATAGTTACAATAACAGAAGGAGAACTAGACGCACTATCGGTTTGTCAGATGACACAAAATCAATACTTAAACCCTGCTGTGTCGCTACCTTCAGCTACACCATCTAAGAGACTGTGGGAGAACTGTAAGGATTGGTTAGGTAGCTTCGAGAAGATTATTTTGTCTGTAGATAATGACGATGCAGGTAATGCTCTAGCTGATCGTATGGCTAGATTGTTTCCTAATAAAGTTTATCGAGTACAGCACGGAGAATACAAAGATGCTAATGACTTTTTACAGGCAGGTAAGGGAAGGGAGTTTAAGAACTTATGGTGGAAGCCACTTAAGCATACACCAGAAAACATACTAAATACTTCTGACCAGTTCCTAAAATTGTACGAAGAAACTCCAGAACACGTATACTATAAGACGGGCATCGAGGCGTTAGACGATAAGATCTTAGGTCTAATGCAAGGTCACTTCACAGTGTTTAAAGCACCTACAGGTATAGGTAAGACTGAGCTTATGAGGTACATGGAATACAGTATGTTACAACAAGACATACCTATTGCCGCATGGCACTTAGAGGAGACTAAGCTAAGGTCGCTATTAGGTCTTGTGTCGTATGAGGTAGGGGACAACCTGACAAGACGAGACTTGATAGAAGAGAAGCAAGCTGATGACCTTGTACGAGAAGCTATAAGTAATATAACTAAAGATGAGAACTTCTATCAATTCTACTTAGGTGATGGTCAAGGTGCAGACGAACTAATAGACCAGATAAGATTCTTTAGCCAAGCGTGTGATTGTAAGTTTGTATTCTTTGAGCCTATACAAGACGTAGTTGTAGGTACATCAGAAGATAGTAAAGAATCTATGTTAGCTGACTTATCTATTAGACTATCTAAGTTAGCGGCAGAACTTAACGTAGGCATTGTAACGATTGCCCATACCAATGAAAACGGAGATCCAAAATACTGCAAGATGATAGGCCAACGTGCGTCTGTTATAATAGATCTACATAGAGATAAGGAAGCTGACAACATGGAAGAACGTAACACGACTTACCTAAAGGTAGAAAAGAATAGACCTTGTTCAGAAGAAGGACAAGCAGGTAAGTTAGCATTTAATTTAGATACATTTATGTTAAGGGAGATATATTAATGCAAGTATTTGATATAGAAACAGATGGGTTTAACCCTACAAAGATACACGTACTATCTTACACAAACGAAGAGGGTGAGATACAATCTACCTTTGACTATGAAGAGATGAGAACATTCTTTCTTAACGCTGACACAGTTATAGGTCACAACATAGTTAGATATGATGTCCCTGTAGTAGAGAGGATTCTAGACATAAAAGTAGACGCTAGGATCATAGATACGCTACCTTTAGCTTGGTACATAAACCACGCTCAAAAGTCTCATGGATTAGCTCAGTATGGTATTATGTATGGTGTACCTAAACCTGAAATCAATGACTGGCAAAACCTAAGCCCTGAAGAATATCAATACAGGTGTGAAGAAGATGTCAGGATAAACGTAAGGTTATGGAAAGATCTAGATAGGAAGCTAAGTAAGCTATACCCCGTCAGTGGAAATAAGGATAAACTTGTTGACTACCTAACATTCAAAATGGAGTGCGCTAAAGAACAAGAGACCCTTCAGTGGAAATTAGACTTAGATAAAGCAGAAAGTTATTTACAAGAGTGGGAGAAACTAAAGGCTGAGAAGACAGAAATGCTTGCTGATGCTATGCCACGTAGGATTATTACAGCAGTGCGTAACAAACCTAAAGTTATGCACAAGAAGGATGGCTCTCTATCAGCTAATGGAGAGAAGTGGGTAGATCTATGTAAAGAGCAGAAGCAACCACAAACTACACAGTCTCTAACAGTTAAGACAGGCGAAGAAAGAGCTAACCCTAACAGTACAGATCAAGTTAAGGATTGGTTGTTTTCTCTAGGTTGGAAACCACGTACCTTCAAGTATCTAACTGACAAGAAGACAGGGGATACAAGGAGACTAGAGCAAGTACGTAAGGATGCAGACTTATGTAGTTCAGTTAAAGTATTAGCAGACATAGAACCTGCTATCAGCCTACTCGAAGGTCTATCTGTTTTGTCGCATCGTATAGGTGTTATAAAGAGCATGGTTAACTTACAAGTAGATGGTTACGTACAAGCTAACATAGCAGGTCTAACTAACACTCTTAGGTTTAAACATGCCAAGCCTCTCGTTAACTTACCTGCTGTAGATAAGCCGTATGGTAAAGAGATAAGAGGTTGTTTGACTTGTCCAGATGGTTACACACTATGTGGTGCTGACATGACCTCACTAGAGGATACAACTAAGCGTCACTACATGAAACCGTTAGACCCTGATTACGTAGAGGAGATGTCTAAAGAAGGCTTTGATCCACACTTAGACTTAGCTAAACACGCAGGTGTAATTACACAAGAAGATATAGACAAACACAATAGCGGTGAAGTATCTTTAACACCCCTGCGTAAAAATTATAAAGTAGTTAACTACAGTGCTACTTATGGTGTTGGTGCTTCTACTCTATCTCGTAACACTGGGATGTCCACTAAAGACGCAAAGAAGCTCCTAGAGGCGTTCTGGTCACGTAACTGGTCAGTTTATAAGGTAGCTAGTACAGCCCGTACAAGGGACTTATTTGGCTCTACATGGCTATACAATCCTGTATCAGAATTTTGGTACAGTCTTAGGAGTGATAAGGATCGCTTCTCTACATTAAATCAAGGAACAGGAGTATTTTGCTTTGACAGTTGGGTATCTTTATGTCGTCGCTACGGAATTAAAACCATCGGTCAATTCCACGACGAAATTATCGCACTCTTACCAGAAGGGGAAGAAGAACAAACTAGGGCTACGATGGAAAAAGCTATTGAAAACCTTAACCAAAAGCTAGAACTTAACGTACCTCTAGGTGTAGATGCACAGTTCGGTAAGAGCTACGCAGACATACACTAAATTTATTTTTATTTTTAGTTTACACTTTGTCCAAAAAGGACATTATATATAAGTACCAACAGCCGAAAGGAACTCGACATGGCTAAATACACAATGGATATGATCCTAGAATACGCGAAAGTGTTCGCAGAAAATGCAGACATGGGTAGTCCAGATGGACCTCGTGCCGCACAAGCAGTACATCATAATGGTGGACAGTTTATAGTTAACGCTTACTTCACTGATGAAGAACAAATACAAAACTTAGAGGCAGAAGGTTTAGACCTGCATCCTATGAATAGTGATAGGATAAGATCTGGTAATGCAGACTATGGTATAGGTAAGTTTATGAAGATAAAACGTAAGATATCTGATGTAAAAAACTTTACTGACCGAAAAGGTGAGCCTATAACTATAGATTATGGTGGCGCGCCTACAATAGTTAATCTTACTGAAGGCAGAGAAAAGAAAAGACTATGGAGCTTTGAGAAAGATGGAGCTTTGGGTAATGGAACTAAAGCTAAAGTACAGTTCGAAGTCTACGCTAACGGAGCAGGTGTTCGATTACTTAATGTAGGTGTTACAGATCACGTACCCTACGAAGATAACAATGTCGTTACTGAAGATGATGAACTATTTATTATATAAGGAAGTATTATGAGAGTAAGTGTTAATGCATACATGGAAAAGGATGATGATGGTTATAGTGGAAGTGTTGATATGAGCAGGGATGATATTACAGAAGCCCATGAGTTAGCTCAACTCTTTGCTGAAGCCGCACATGCCTTCGGTTTCACTTATGTTAAGTCTGTAGGTTTTGAATGTGAAGATGGTGAAATGATGTGGGGTGACACTTAAATGGATATGGGGAAGGTACTAATCGACGGGGATATAATTGCTTATCGTGCGGCCTTCTCCACTCAACAAATGAGATCTGTAGATACAAGGAATAAAGTTGATACTCTCATAGAATCCATTTTAGATAACACTGTATATTTCCCTGAACTTGGAGTTGACTATTCTGTATACCTTACAGGTAAAAATAATTACAGGTACGATATAGCTAAGTCACACCCCTACAAGGGAAATAGAAAACACGTTGAGAAACCTAGACACTTACAAGCCGCAAGAGATTATATGGAAAGTAAGTATAAAGCAATTATAAGTGAAGGAGAGGAAGCTGATGACCTCATTTCTAAAGAAGCCGCCAGACTAAACTATAAGGCTTGTGTAGCCTCTGTAGATAAAGACATGCTACAGATACCCTGTTGGCATTTTAACTTTGTCAGAGGAGATTACGTTAAAGTAGAACCCTTCGGGGGAATTAAGTTCTTCTATACTCAGATACTAACAGGAGATACAGCAGACAATATAGTAGGTCTGTTTCGTGTTGGTCCAGTCAAGGCTAAGAAAATACTAGAGGATGCAGAGACAGAAGAAGATCTCTGGGATTGTGTAGTTAAGGCCTACGATGGAAATGAGGATAGAGTAATAGAAAACGCTAGGCTGTTATGGCTTAGAAGAGAAGAGGCAGAAATATGGCAACCACCAAGAGTAAGATCCGACAACAAGCTATAAAGAATGGTTATCGTTCTGGGCTTGAGGATGTCATATCTAAAGACCTCAAGGACAGGGGTGTAGACTTTGGCTACGAGACTGTCAAGATAAAGTGGCAGTTAATCGAAAGTAAGACCTACACCCCTGACTTCATATTACCTAATGGTGTAATAATTGAAAGTAAAGGACGCTTTGTTCCAGACGACAGAAAGAAGCATCTTAAGGTTAGAGAGCAGAACCCAGATCTTGACATAAGGTTTGTGTTTAGCAATAGTAGAAACAAGATACGTAAAGGATCTAAGACTACATATGCTATGTGGTGCGAGAAGAACAACTTTCTATATGCAGATAAAAGGATACCCGACGAATGGATAAAGTAACTTATCATGTACACAGAGTAATCAATGGACCATTTCAATGTCCTGAAGGTAATTGGTGGTTAACATGCAGTGTAGAAGATGTAGAAGCTAAAGAGATGTTTGAAGATGATATACCTTTTGTTAGCTTTGATGCCGCCTACAAGTTTCAGTCCTACTTCTTATCTACTATAGATCCTATAGTTATAAACATACCCTACGAAGGAAATGAATATGTCTAAGACAGCAGTTGTATTTAGTTGCGCTCATAGTGACCCGACTACAAGTAATGAAAGATTTGAT